CACCAGCACCATCACCAGCTCCAGCTCCAGCACCATCACCAGCTCCATCACCAGCTCCAGCACCATCACCATCACCAGCACCATCACCAGCACCATCACCAGCACCATCACCAGCACCATCACCAGCTCCAGCTCCAGTATCTCCTCCACCCCCCCCACCTCCAGCACCAAAACCACCAAAACCACCAAAACCACAACCACCAAAACCAATTAAACCAATTAAACCAATTAAACCAATTATACCATTGATACCAATCCCAGTATTAGGTTCAGTATCTACACCACAAACAGATCCACATCATTTCAATCTAAATCCATATTTTATTAGTGTTAAAAGTAACTTAGCTGCACTAGGTAATCAAGAATTTGGTAGTTCTGCCTCTGGTAAATCTAGAGAAGATTTAATTGGTTATGGCTATAATTTATTAACTAATCCAGGAAACAGAAGAGAAAGATAATTATGAATATAAAACCAAGAAAAATTCGAAGTAGAAATAGATTCAGATCATCTCTTTTAGGATATTATAGAAATAAATTCGGAGGACTTGGTAGAGTATTCAAAGAAGAAAGACCATTTGATCCATTAGAAACTATTCCTGGATTACATACTCTTCCAGATTCAGTACAACATGATATATCAAATTTAATTAAAGAATCTATTGGTGAAAAACTCAGAAAACACGCATCAAGAGAAGTGTCTAAATATATGAAAACACCAGAAGGTTTTTCTCTAAAAACCAAGGTCAGTGAAATTATTAAAGGTAAAATGCGTGGACCGAAAAAAGTTTAAATTAAAATTAATAGAATCTGATAATACCGTCAGAAGTGTGGAAGAGAAAAATATAAGAATCTATTCCACACCTGACGGTATTTTTCCATCTGTAACCACCGTTGTTGGTTGGGAGAAAAGATTATTTTTTGAGTCTTGGAGAATTCAAAATAAAAAAGAATCCGATAGAGTATGTAAAAGGGGAACTCAATTACATTCTCTTGTAGAGGATTATATCTTAGGTAAAGATTTAAAAATAAAAGAACTAGATCATAAAACTCAAGATTTATTTTATTTGATGAAACCAAAGGTTGATGAGTTAGATGAAATCTACGCACTAGAAACTCCATTATGGAGTACTAAATTAGGTCTTGCTGGTAGAGTAGATTGTATTGGTTTACATGAAGGTAAAATCAAAGTCATCGACTTTAAAGGAAGTACAAGACCAAAAGATGCCAGAGATATTCAGAATTACTTTCTACAGGCAACTGCTTATTGTTTGATGTGGCAGGAAAGAACTGGTGAAAAAATAAACGACTTCTCTATATTCCTGGCTTCTGAAGAAGGAATAATGCAAGTCTTTTCAGAAAAGACGGTTAATTTTGTAGGAGATTTGAAAAGAACTATTGAAAAATTCAAAGAGGTGAGTAATGATTCGATTGAAGCTTGAAGATGTAAATAAGAGATATTCACAAACATGGGTTAAATGTAATGATGATGCTCAGAGTAAATTCTTTAGAACCAAGTTTATAGAACAATTTGGTGGTGAATTTATTTCTGAGAAAAGAGAATTTACATGGAGAGAAATACCAAAACCAACTACGGTAAGAAGAAAATTCATATTTGAAGACCCAGAAGGTAGAATTCACTTTGTCGATAACATGTATGATTTCTGCAAAAAGCGTGATCTGAAACGAGCCGCAATGTATGAAATGATTGCTGGTAAGAGAAAACAATATAAGAAATATAAATTTATCGGGGAAATACCCTGGCAATTATAAATAATAGTATGTTTTTAAATGAAAATTGGTTTTCCGAAGAAGAAATGAAGGAATTTTTAAATTCCTCTAAAGAATATCTTTTTGAGGTGGTTGAGGCTAAGACCCGTATGAAATTAGCCAGAGCAGCCAGAAGAACCGCAAAAAGAAGAGCATTTCTTAGAAAACTAAGAGAACGAAGAAGAAAACAAACGCCAGCCCTTAAAAAGAGAGCCTATAACGAAGTAAAGGCTGCATTTAGAAAAAAATTATTCAAGGGTAATTGGAAAAAATTATCATACTCTTCCAGAGCCAGAATTGATGCTGTAATACAAAAGAGAAAACCAGCCCTGAATAGGATGGTAAAAAGAATCATGCCAGCTGTGATTCGTGGGGAATCTAAGAGATTGCAAAATCTGTCCAGTAGAAAAAATAAAAGAAAATAAATAATACTAAACGGAGAATTAAATGGCAACATATTACTGGACAGGTAAAGTAAGCTCTAATGTTCAAGATGCAAATAACTGGTCTTTATGGGGTCCAAGTTCAGGTGTAACACTACCAGCATCAGCTGCTTCAAAGCCAGTAGATGGTTCTGATGTAATTTTAGCAAAATATCCTTCAACATTTCCTATATTTGGACCTCAAGGATTTCTATCGGGGACTTCTGGTGGAACTCTAGCCGTTCAATTGGCTACATTACAAGTGAGAGAAGATTTCAATAAAGATATTGGAACTTCTTCAAATTATTTTAAATTCTATGCCAAAGAAATAGATTTAAATAGAAATTCTTCTGGATATACACTAGCATATATTGATATAGTTTCAGATCCTGCTGGTATTTGTGGTGCTGATGGAAATGCATTTGTTAATGTAAAAGCAAAAGCAACAGGAGTTAAGTATTATTTCAAAGGTACTGCGTGGCAAATTCAAGTACCACAGGTAGCATATACAACATATGCAAAAATATATGGGTATGATTCAAACGCTTATTATGCATGTCTAAATGGTAATTCAAATGATGAATTCTATTTCAATCATACAACAGTAACACCGAGAAATTTTGCAGAAAATGGTGAGGATATTACTAACATTTCTACTGCATACTTTTTTGGATCTCCGACAATAAATATTTCCCAAGGCTTTCAGGGAGAACATATCATATTTTTATCAGGAAATGCCTTGAATATGAATTTATTAGAAACTGGTGTTTCTGGTTCAAATCCTGTAGATCTCCCATATACATTATTTAATAATTTAAATATTGGGATACAGGGTGGAGGAAATTCCAATTCAAATATTGTAAACTCATACCACGAAACATTTATAGAAACTTTATCCATACAAAATGGAACAATTAATTTTAATGATCCAAGCACTACTTCAGTAATAACTAGTGGTAGTTTTTATCCAGATAAAGCAATACTAGCCACAACATCAAATAATAATCTTGAAATAGCAACACTTACAATTAGAAATTCTGTAGGAACAGATACACCAAATATTAAATTATATGGAAATTATGACATTACAGCGTATCCAAATGATCCGTTGGCCTAATAATTGATCGGAAGAACCCCCTCCGATTGGAGGGGGTTTTTTTATAAATAATAATATGAAATATTTTAAACAACTATTAAATATAACAGAAGCATCCCCACAAGACAAAAGATTGGGTGCTCGTTTACGCAAAAGAAGACAACGAGAACGCGAGAATGTTACTCGTCAAACCAATCCATTTGATATGATTTTGGTTGTTAAAAATAAATCAAACGGTGAAATATTAATTATTGATAAAGAATCATACGATCCCAGATACCATGAAATATTAATTTCACCAGAAGAAATTAATCAATCTACAATTTCTGGTATTTTAAAAGATCCAAAGTTTGTACAGACTGAGACTTCTAAAAGACTATTCGGTGATGTGAAAGCAAATCAACCAAAACAAGAAAAAGAAGAAAAACAAGCACCTCCCCAGGAATCTGGATCAAAACAGGGTGGAGAAGAAGCACAAAGACCTCTATCTGGTTCAACACCACCACCCAAAAAAGAAATTCCATTCACAAAAAATAATAAAGTATCTGGGCCAGTAATAGCACTTGGTATGATGGCTGGTATGCAGGGTGCTCAGTTACAGAAAATGGGAGTAACTCCAGAGCAACTTGAAGAATATAACTCCTCAATGGAAATTCAAGAAGTTTCAAATAAGATTGCTTCTCAAATAAAATTCTATTTTAAAAATGTTATAGGTCGTGATATATCTGAATATGTTCCTGTAATGATTGATGAGCAACCATTCCAGACCACAGATCTCTGGAAGAAAATGGGTGGATATGATTCCACCCCAAAAGCAAATATAGTATTCAGACATATCTGTGTAGAAGCTTCTGGTAAGAATGAAAAATGCCAAAAAGAAAATTGTGAGTGTATAAAAGCTGGTGTTTCTCCATCAGAGACTTCATATTCATTCACAATTAAATATGGCCCATCATCTATAATTAATGGTAAATTAAATAATGACACAGAGACAACATTTTATTCTACGATTAATTTAATAGATCAATTAATTTTAAATAAACCAGTTGGTCTAGAACAAGAATTTGATGAGAAAGAATTAAATGCTGTTGAAAAATTACAAAATGATATTAAATTCATCAAAAAAATAGCAATACAAAAGATAGATGAAAAAATTCTTAGACCAAATCAATTCCCACAAAAAAATCAAAACCCAATAAAAGAAATAGAAAAAATAGTAGATGATATCTCCAGACAAATAGAAAGAGTAATAAATTCAAACATTCTGTATAAAGAATATTACCTATTTGAATCTCTTACTGGATATGTAAAGTTCAGTCCTGGTTCTCCTGGATTTGCTTCTGGAATAATAGCTGTCACTCCGAACTCATATGATGTGGCTATGCGTGGTCTTGATTTAGATTTTGTAAGAAAAATCACAGACGATGACAATAATAAAATAACATTCAATTTAAAATCAAATCTATTTGAATCTCCAGACGAAAAAACAGATCTTGAAATATGCAAAGCCAGATTTGGTGGAAAATGTCCTAAAGCATCAACACCAAAGAAATATGCCATTCGTATGTTGATATCCTCTTTCTTAAACGAAAGCAAATTTACACACTCTCCATTAAGATATCTTTTTGAGCAAGAAGATCCTGGAACTGTTCAAGGTGATTTCATGCAGATCTTAGAGTCAGCAGAAACTATTCAAGATTTAATGAATATCTTCTCACTTACACCAAATCAAATTACTATAACACCAATAGATTTATTTGGTGCAGCAGCGATTGATTATTCTTCAGAAAAGAATTTCATTAAAGTAAACGGAAAAATGTTCCAAATACCAGTTCAGATTGATCAGCTTCCACCAAATGATTTGGAAGATATGACTGAATCATTTTCTTTCATGAAAACTTTATTAGAAAGAAGAAAAAGAAATTATCGTAAAGAATATGATGAATATCACTCAAAGCCAGAGCAAAGATCAAATCGTTCAAAAAGAGTTTTGGCCCGAAGAAAGATGATGCGACTCGGTAAAGTGCGAAAGGGTGATGGTAAGGATGTTGATCATAAAGATGGCAATCCACAAAATAATTCAGTTGATAATCTAAAAGCAGTAGATAAATCTCATAATAGAGGCAAGCATTAAAATGAATAAAAAACAATTAACAGAAAAATATTATAAGATTCTAAATGAAAGTTTTCTTGATACAGCTCAAACTGTTCTTGATGTTGCTGATTTAGCAGACCCAACTCCAATTACCTCTGGAATTAATACAGCAATTTCTTTAGGTAGATATTTTACCTCTGATGATGAAGCAGAAAGAAAAGAACAATTAGTAAATGCATCTTTAAGAGCACTTGGTGTATTGCCAGTATTTGGTGATTTTGCTAAAGCAGGAATATATGGATCAAAAATAGGAAAAATTGCAACAAATCCAACTGTATCTAAAATTGCAACAAATCCACTCGTAACAAATTTATTAAAAACAGCTTCTAATATACCAAAGGCAAGAGTCGCAAGTAAAAGTTATTTAAATCCTCAAGATTTAGATACAATAAGACAAGGATTAAAAAGTAATTGATCAAAATGAAATTTATAAATGAAGTTTATCGAAAGTCTGGATTAGGTAGATGGTTTCACGGGGAAACAGCAACCAAGAAACCAGGTTGGGATCGTTATAACTCTGAAGGTAAAAGAGTTGGTAAATGTGGTGATGCAAAAGAAGGAAGTTCTTATTCAGCCTGTTTATCAAAGCAAAAAGCAAGACGTTTAGGTAAGAAAAAAATAGCATCATTTGTAAAGAGAAAAAGAGCAGCACAAAAAGAATCTGGTCGTGGAGAAAAAGGTGCTGGTGGTAAAGGAATGAAACCAGTTTTTGTCAAAACAGGAGTTACTGAATTGAAAGAAAATAAAATTCACTCGTTGATTGCAGAGGCAGTAGCAAAAGCATCGATGCCTTGTAATAAACCAAGAAGATCAACAAGACCAGGTAAAAAAATGATGGTCAAAGCCTGTGAAGGTGGTGCTGAAAAATTAGTACACTTTGGTGCTAAAGGTTATGGTCATAATTATTCAGCAGCTGCCAGAAAATCATTCAGAGCCAGACATAAGTGTGGTGAAAAGAAATCTAAATTATCAGCACAGTATTGGGCATGTAAGAAATTATGGGCAGGACCAAAAGGTTCAACCGCCCCGTGTCCAGCTGGAAGAGTATGCAAAGAAAATACTAAATATAGTTTAGCTAGTTTATTATTAGAAAAACGAAGAAGAAGAAAAAAATATAAAAACAAAGCATCTGATCCAGAATTATGGGGAAGAGCAATAGCAGCTGCCAAGGCAAAGTTTGATGTATATCCAAGTGCCTACGCGAATGCTTGGGCATCAAAATGGTACAAAAAGCACGGTGGAACCTGGGAAAAAATAGATTAAGGAACAACCATGAAAAATCTAATCAAAATATTTGAAAGAAAAATGTTGCCTGGTGAAAATGATGACATTGAACGATTGAGAAGAGATGCAGAGGAATATATTGCTATGCAAGACAGGCGTTATGATACAATGCTACAAAGAAAAAATAAAGAGTCTGAAGATATCGAAAAAGATTATGGAACAGTAATCAAACAACTTTCTTCGTTTGCCGATGCTAGAGAAGAAAACAATAAAGTACCATCTAGCACTTTTGGGACATTAGATCCTGTTATAGATGCTATGAATACTTCGGGTTCAATTGGAGCCGAAGTAGGAAAACCATCATCACAAACAGGGTCAGTACCTTCATCTCAAGAATTACAAGCCGCAGAAAATACTCCAGATGCGGATGCTGGTTTTTTAAGAAGATATAGTGCTAGGGTTCAAGCAGCAAAGGATAGAGCGAAAAAAATTAGAATATCTGAAAGAAAAATGTTGCCTGGTGAAAAAAGTGAAGAGAAAAAACTTCATAAAAAAATATCAAAAGCACCATTTATCAAGCAATATGGAAAAGATCGTGGTGAAGAAATATATTACGGTTATACTAAAAAATTAGCAATGGAAGATAGATGCCCATGCGAAGATGAAGTTATTCTAGAAAAAGAAGGAAAGAAAAAGCGTGGATCTCCATGGTTTATTGATAAAGAAACAAGAAATAAAAATCCACATAGTGAAAGAAAAAGAATTCCGAGAAACCATCCAAATAGAAGCTATTTGACTAAAGCACAAATGGCAACAAAAAGAAAACTTGGACAGAAACTTATAAAATCCTATAAAAAAAGAGGATTTAGTTTATCTGATCCATCACCTGGTGATCCAGCCAAAACAGTAGAAGAGATGATATGGGCCACAGCGACAAAACTTACTCTTGACGGTGTTTCTAGCGTTCGTAGTAAAAAGAAAAAGGACAAGAGCAAAGCAACCCAAAAGAGAGAGGCAAGATTAGCAAAGAGTAAATCAGATAAAGAAGCAAGACAAAAGAGTATTCGTTCAGCCTTATCAAAGATAGATCGCCAAAGAAGCGAAAAACAATAATAAATACATCAGGAGAATATATGAAAACATTTAAAACTAGAATCAATGAAACAGCTGAAGATACTATCGGTAAAATGTCAGATGCTGAAAAGATTCCAATTTTTACAGGTAAAGGTATAACAGATCCAACCAAACATGGTTCATTTGGAACTGTTCATCAAAATAGATCAGATTTCAAATCAACAAAGAGTATTCAGTCTCATGAATTAGATCAGATTCACTCAATGATCTACACTTATCTTTCTGGAATTCATGAAGATCCTAGACAGATTCTTTATGGTCTTAAAGTTCGTTTAAATCATCTTGGTCTTGATTTTGAATTTAATAGAAATATTGAATTAAGTGTTGGTCCATTAGAATTTAAACTTACCCGTTTTGGTCAAAAATTTGGTACTACACCGACAACAAATTTAATGAAAGATGGTTTTGATCGTGGTCAAGATTACACCAATGTTTCTTTGACAATGAATCTACAACAAGATCAATCAGGAAGATTTTATTTCGATGGTATTAATTTAGTTCCAGATTCAACAATGCGAGTAACAGTTATGACACCAGTAAATCAAAAAATGACAGCAGAAAGCGTCTTTAATTTTATGGCTTCGGATGAAGATTTCTCTGAAAATGTTTTAAAACCAATTGCACTAAATCTTTATGAAAAAATGGAAAACAATCAAATCACAGAAGAAGAATTTGATCAGAAAGTAAATTTCGTAGTTGAAAGAGCATCCAAAAGATTGGGTGTAGAATTTTCTCAAAACGATAAAGCAATACTAGCCGAAGGTTTAGCAAGACAAATATTAGAAGCAGAAGCTTTAACTGGTCAAGAGGGTCAATCTGATGTAAGTAGAATTGATAAGATGGCTAAGGCTGCTGGTAGAGGTGGTAAATCAGTAAAAGAAAGAAGAGCCGCAAGATTAGCTCAATTAAGACAAGAAGTAAGAAAACTCAAGGGTAAGAATAAATAATTAAAAATTAACTTGTGAAAGATTGTTTAACAAACAATACCTTTTTGGTTTATGCAATGAAAATGTATAGCAATCCCTATTGTACTGGGATTGAAGAATTTCAGGAAGATATATCTCGGATAAAATATATCAAAAGACTTCTGTTAAAATATAAAAAAACAAGAATTCTAAAGACAAGACTTTTACTAAACCATATCATAGTAATGCAAAATATGTTTGGGGCAGAAGCTTGTGTTAGAATTCTTTTTTATAAGATACCAAAAGAACTACACTCTTATTTGAAATCTATTTTTGTATATTTGAATTACTTACCAAATTCTATACCAGAAGTTCAATTGAATGAAATTAAACTTGATGAAAATATCTTGAGAAAATTAAAGGAGATAAAATGAAGAAACGAAGAACAACTACAAGAGAATTAAGCAAAGTAGTTACTTCATTTACAGTATATAAATTTATCAAAGATATAACCACACCATTTACAGAATTAAAATCATTTGATCGTGGCGAAATTGATAAAAAAGGAAACTTCATAATAGATCCTAAAAAAATAAATCCATATGATAGATTGATAATTAATCTCAAAAAACTTTTAGGTAAAATTCCAGATCCAATGATCAAAGCAAGGCTGAAATATTTAACTTCAGCCATTGTTCTTTTTGTTGAAGAAACAGAACAGTATGGAGCAAATCCAGACATAGTATTCAATGATATTTCAGAATTTTTAATAGAAAATGGATTGAATATAGATGAAGCATTAAATTCTCTAAATGAGGATATGATTGCAAATTCTGTTTCTGGTGGTGGTATTGTTGGTGCTCGTGGAAATCCAGATGAAACCATTGTAAATCAAATAGCACATCTGAAAAGAATGAAAAAATTAAAACGAAGAAAAAATCCAATTTATCTAAGAATAGGAACATCAAATGACCCTTATTAAAATATACATTACTCTTTACACATTCATAATAGGAATACAATGAGTAAAAATAAAATCAAAAAAGGCAACGAATCTGATGAATATTATTTCTGCACTCATGTCAATTCTGATGGATATCAATTTGAATTGTTGCTGACTAAAAGAGAATTCGATCTTGCTGTCAAAAGAGCAGAAATGAATCCAGAAGATATTCCTGATGATTATATCGTTTTACAAGGAGCAAAAAAATGCCGACAGAATTGATCTCATTAATTGGTGGTTCAGCAACGGGATTTCTTTTTCGTTACATGGCAGAAAAACGCCAAGCAGAACAAGAAAACTTTAAAAGACTATTAGATGCGAACAAACAAACCACAGAAAATCAAGACAAAGCAGTTCAAAGAGTTTCTGTTGATGCTGGTAAAGCAGTAAGACAAATAATTGTTCTTGCTATATTATTTGGAACCATAGTTGCTCCATTTGTTCTTCCATTTTTTGGAATTCCTACTGTAGTTGAAGTTGTTCAAACACATCCAGAAATTTTATTTGGTCTTATTCCAGAAACTCAAGAGACAATATTTCAATCAGTGAGTGGATATTTGTTTACCCAAGAGAATCGTCAAATTTTATTAGCGATTGTTGGGTTCTATTTTGGTAGTGCTACCGCAGGAAATAAAACATGAAAAAACTATTAATTCTATTACTTTGTTGTCTAGCATCTTGTAAATCAGTTTGTACCACAAGTATGATGCAAACAACTCCAGATGTTTTAAGTAAAAATACAGACACTGTTGTTGCCAAAGATACTATAGCAGAGATTCCAAAAGGAACCTGGGTCAAAACAGATCCAGATGAAAAATTAGAAGTTACCTTAGAAGAAGATACTGTTGCAATAGTAAAAGAAGAAAATAAAACCATATTAGAAGAAAAACCACAGGAAGTAATATTACCAAAAAATACACAAGTAATATTACCACAAAATACCTATCTCCAAACATCAGATCCAGCTAAAGTTAAAATTGATGCCAAGACAGAAGTGGTTTTACCTCCAGGAACAGAGATCAAAATGAGTAGAATAAATTGGTACGCAATTTTATTCTATCTAACTCTTATTTTTGGTATTGCATGGTATTATATGCAAGGTAAAAATGAGGATAAAAATGGTGATGGTTTTGTAGATGACAAGAAAGACTAAGAAATCTTAATTTGCTGAAATAAATACTTGCAAATATAATAAGAATCTATGATGTCGGAAACTGGATTTCCGACATCTTTCTTATTAGGGGTAATTATTCCCTGTAAAGGAATCCCAGTTTCCTTTAAAAAAGCCTGATACATTTGAGTCTTATCGGCGTTTCCTTTACCAGTTGCCATCTTTTTGATATGAGATGGGGTAACAATTTCTACTGGCATAGAAGCCTGATAGAGCTTATATTTAAGGATTCCAGTATTTTCGGCTATATGGAAAACTCTGCCCTGTGCGCCATATGCATAGCCCTCCATAGCCACCTGTTCACAGCCTAATATTGATTTCATTACCCATTCTGATATGGTATCGTACCTTTCGCATTCTTCCTTGTAGTCTTCAAATAATTTACCATGAATATTACGAAAAAAGGTACAGGCATATTTCTTTATATCAGTTAAAAAATAAAATTGACAGTTATCAAAATTAAATATATCACCTTTGAAGACACAAATAGCTGGTCCATTTAAACTATAATCAATTCCAGCAATAATCATATAAATATATAGTTATAGGAATAATATATGAATAAAAAACAATTAACGGAAAAATATTATATCATTTTGAATGAGCAATTCGATATCCTTAACCCGAGTACATGGCTGGATGGATTAAAGACCGTTGCTCAGACCGTTGGTAATTTTTTCACCCCATCAACAGCAAATACACAACCAAATTTTAGTGGATTTAATCAGTCAGCGTCAGTTGGTGGATCAAAAATGGATCAACGAAGAGAAGAAAGAAAACAAGAAAATATAGCAAAAAGAAAAACTACGCAAGAATTGCAAAATAGATTCAATCAGGCTATGAGAGATGCTGCTAGAACCCACCCAACTGATAAATTTGCACAAAGAAAAGCAGCTGTTGAAGCAATGCGTAATGATAAAGATTTTATGGCAAAAGCCACTCAATATGGATTTGGTGTGGGTAAAGGTAGTGGTAGATTCGGTTATCAATATGATGATGAAAAGGGATATAATACAGCAAAAAAACAAAGAGCACTAGACCTTGGGATGAGTCAAACAGAAATTGATGCACTTGAATCTACAGATTTAGATAAAGAAATACTAAAAAGAGGAGTTCTTGATATCAAGAGGAGAACTCTAAGAAGTAAAGGTATTACTGGTGTTGATAAAATGTCTGATGCTGATGTCGAAGCAGCAGAATTAAAATTAAGAAAAGAATTACAGGCACAATATGATAATGAAAATCAACAAGCACAATCAAGACCATCGGCTCCCAGAAAGCCATATATAAATCCAAATAGTCCAGAAGGTCGTATAGAAGCACAAATAAAAGCAGGAACAATGCCTGATATTTGGGAAAGAGACTCTGCTGGAAGAATAATACCAGGCCAGGGAGTTCGTGGTGGTAAACTACCAATGGATCTTGAGGCAGAAAATCGAGCTGCTGGGGATGCTGCTGCGGATAAAGCATTGAAAGATGCTGGTTATGATATTAAGACAGCTGGTAAAACTAGAGAGCAACTTGGAAAAGAAATAGGAGATATTTTCGCAAAAAGAATGTCAGAAGAAGAAGCAAAAGCCAGAGCATTACCCCAGAATGAGTTTGACAAACAATATCCTAGAGCTACTGGTGATATGAGTTTCCCACCAAGACCATCAGCTAAAGATCAATTAATGGGTCGAATGAATCCAGATAATATGAGATCTGGTTCACCAGCACCATTAGGACCAAGAGCTAAAGATCAATTAGAGATTTTAGCAAATAGAATGGCAAAAGAAGAAGAAGCAAAAGCCAGAAAATTACCCCAGGGTACTAGAGCTATAGCTCCTAGAGCTACTACTGATATGAGTTTCGCGCAAAAACCATCAGCTAAAGATCAATTAATGGGTCGAATGAATCCAATTAAAGATCTAGGAAAAATACCTTACTATTTAAGAAAATCATAATTAATAAAAGAAAAAGGGGGTCGAAAGACCCCCTTTTTTTACTTATTCCAAGGTAGTTTGGAATCAATCCATTTCCAAAGTGGACCGCCAATAAGTGCTCCTGCTACAAAGACAACGACAGTATAAAAAACAGTACCTAAAGTGCTTGACATTAAAAGTTCCATAGGAACCTCCTTTATAGTATTTATAAAGAAACAACCCCCGAAAGGGGGTTGTCGGACCTGAGATGCTATCTCAAGTGGGGTATCTTATATATTTATATTAGCGACGACGACGACTGATAAGACCAGCCATACCGATAAGAGCAATTGCCCCTGGAGTTGGAGCGGATAGTACAAATGCACCCCCTGCTGTATTACCGATGAATGTTGGAAGTGGTCGCCAATCACCCCACTTATACTGACCATTTACATCCGTAAACCAGAAATCTTGAACATTTTGACCCTGCGACCAAATAAATTGATCACCAGCAGCGTCATTCAACTTTGCTCCAATATTCATAAAATATGAACCTGAAGTAATCTGGAATGAAATCGGAACATAAAACTCATAGATTGCTTCGCCAAAGAAATTAGTTTCTCCTGTCGCAGTTGCCGTGATATTTACAATATCAATTGTCTGATTTGTTACTTGCGTTCCAAACCCAGAATTCCAAACAATAATCTGGAAAGAATCCACATTCGAAAGACCTTGATTATTGAAACCATTCATAGAACCCCACCACTTAATAGATGATGTAGCATATGAATCTTCAAGTTCAAATCTCTGAGCACCACTCTGTGCGTATGAATATGCACCCTTCGAATCAAATGCATCAGAGTAGAATCCAACAGTATCAACTACTGGATTATTAACAACAATAAAATCTGCCATTGCCTCAGCACCAAACATCACGGTTGCTACGATACTTGCCATTACATTCTTAATCATATTTTCTCCATGATCCCCCAACGAGGGGGAGTTTTTAGTATTATACCATAATTATATTTATTGTCAAGTTGTAAGATCAACTAATTCGCATTTGTCGCCACTACATGCGAATGTTTGTGTGCCTACAGTCTTATCTTCCTTCTCATAGTTCTTTAGAAGCGACCAATCTACATTTTTAGGCATTTCTACAGACAAAGCAGTATAAGCAATCTTTGTACATTCTTGATATGGTGCTTGACGATATGAGTGATCGGAGTGTGGTAAGAAGGAAATACCACTGATCTCATCGAAGTGCTTATATACCCAAGCACCAACTTCCATCCATTCATGCTCCTTAACAGTTACTGTGATTGATGGTTTATGCTCACACCAATGACGTTGATATGTCAACCACAATTCTAAATGTTCAATTGCTGTCATATCATTACGAGTTACAGATCCAACAGCAGACATTGGGAATGAGAATACCATCGTATGGTCTGGTTTCATCACACAAGGCTCTGCGGGGAATCCCATGTCAATCATCATCTGACATAGTGGATCCTTGCGATCCGCACGAACGGTACGAATGTAGTACTCACTATGACGAGCATGTATACCTGAAGCAGCATCCGTGAGTTGAGAAACTGTACCAGATGGTTTGATACAAGTAATAGCAGCAGCAGGATTGATGCCAAGTTTCTCTGCCCATTCCTTATTTGTTTCTACAGAAACCTTTTTAAGATCTTCTAATGCTGCTGAAAGCAGTTTATGATCTTTACTTCCCATTAGTGGATTGTCGAGAATACCTGTAAGAGAAACACCAAGTAACGCTTCTTCCTCACAATTCTTCTTCCACCCAGAGGATAGATATGGGAAATGTGTAAGAGATGCTTGCCAAGTTCCTAAAATACTAGCAATGCGTACCTTACGTGCAATGCTATCTTGGGTATCCTCTGCGCGAATCACAACCTCAGTAAGATTGCAGAATTCACGATCACGAAGAATAATTTCTGAGCATGGATTCGTACCGAAATCATAGTTCGGATCACGGCGATCACCTAGTTTTGCAACAGTTTTCTTTGCCGCTTCTCTATTGAAGATACCTCTTTCACCACTTTTGGACTTATAGAGAGAGATCCATTCTTCCATGAAAATTCCAATTTCTGGCTTCTCCTTATAGGCAACTGAATTATTTGCCAAGGCACGTTGAGGGTTTTGTTCCCACCAAGCACCGCTTTTAGCATCTCGCATTCTTTCGTCCGTGAGATTGGACAGAGAAATAAGCGCAGAGCGTCTAACGCCTCCGACAACGACAATTTCTGCGATCTTGCAAACAATATCGTGACATTCGATGGAAGTAAGCTTTCTTCCTGCCGCTCTCTTAAAAGTATCAGTGGTGAAGTGAAAGAGATCAATGAGGGGTCTTGGCCCCGAAGCTCGACCACCAAATGTTTTGAGTCTTGCACCAGCAGGGCGTACTTTAGACACATCCCATTTTGGAATCTGACCTCCAATAAGTAGGGATACGAGTTCCCGATATGCTTTAGCCCAACCAGCCTTACTGTCCTGTACGATAATAGTGGTATCTGAATTAGTAAAATGTTCAGCAATCGTAGGAAGTTTTTCAACATATTGTCTCTCCACACTAAATCCAACGCCTGTACCACACATTAAAATATAAAGAATCTCATCAAAGGCGCGAATATTATTTACGGCCACATAAGAGCAATTGTATCCTGCGACGTTATCTCTCTGTAAAGCCTCCCCTGCGGTCATTAAAGCTCGCATTGATGGCATTACTTCCAGATTAAGGACTGCACTCTCTAACTCATTTCGTAATTCATCTGATACCTTATAAGATTGATTTTCTGCCAGATGTTCAACGAAAAAATCAAAATAACGCTTAACTGTCTCGGGCCAGTTTTCTCTGCGATTTTCAGTCTCAATCCAGCGAGAATAACGTGACTTGTAAATAAATTCTTGATACTGACTTGGTAAATTATTCATGCATACTCCTTAAATGCTTCTTATTTAGCTGTTCCTGTCAATGCTTTCCAAGATACCGGGAATAATGGCTCAATTAATTCCCCCATGGCCTTGGCATATTCCTGGACCTCCCATTGGGCATGGGCATCAATTCTTTGGGCATATACGCGGCTGTAGGCGGCTAGAGAGCCTGTCCACCACCATTCAGTGTAGGTAGCCTGGGGTAAAATCCCACGGGCTTGTTCGGGGGCTACACCCTGCTTCAGCAATTCCTCATAGGCATCCAAAGCATCTTGGCAAGCATTATCATACATGTCCAAAACATATGGATTCGGGACCATAAACCCAGAACTACCTTGCTTGGCCCCATCAGTGGGAGCCTTTCTCCATTTTGGCTTGTAAATATCTGGTTCATAGGTCACATATCTACGAGAAACCTCATTCATAACCAAACCAATTTGGTGCTTACCTAATTGTGCGCGAACAAAAATTGGTGCTTTGATTCGTAAGGTTATTTGTGGGTGTGCGAATGGAGTCCAGTGTTTATGATCAGCAAGATACTTAATCAACTTCTTATCTTTTTCTGGTAAAATATTGGCAGGAACATGACTATCTGGATGGTCCCATTCACTTTGCTTATTAAACGAAACACGCGCTGCGTTAACAACGGTTAAGTCATCGCCCATGTATGAAATTAATTCAACGTGACCTTTATCTAAAACATCAATCTTTTTTGTCATCTTTTTTATCTTCCTCATCCTCTATAGAATAGTGTAGCATTATACCAGGAACATCTTCTTCTGTAAAGGTTTTTGCATAATCTACAGCCTTTTTAAATAGTTCTGGATTAGATTCTCGAATATATTGTGCGAAGTGTGAATTAAATACCATTAATGTATCTAACATTTTTTGTAACAAATATGATTGCTCATCGTCTGATATATTCTCATCATTATCGTCATCAAAAAATTCATCATTTATGTTATCGTTTTCTTCCATTTTGTTAATACCAATTTAGCTTTTAAATCTGAATATGTGTTTTGATCTATTAATTTTTTAGCATCTAGTCCCGCAGATACCATATCATTGATATCTTTTTCGGTGATATTTTCAGGAAAAATACAAACTGTTTTTTTCATTTCTATTAACTTTTCTAGAAGTTGAACAGTTTCTTTCTTATATGGTTCATTGTCTAAAACATATACTGCATTTGTATCATCTATCTTTTCGTCCACTTGAATAAAATTACTAGATCCCAATGTTGCTATTGCATTTGGAATAAACATTGAGTTGATTGGCCCTTCTAGAATATAGAATTTTTTAGTCAAATCAACATTATGCAATCCGTAATAGCATAATTCTTTTTCTCTTTTGAGGGTGAAATACTTCATTCCTTTTTTTGTTTTCTTTGAGAAGGTTCGACATTGAAATCCGCAAATGCCACTGCTATTGCGAATGACAACCACAAGCCTATCCTCTTTAGAAAACTTATCTTTATACGATTCATCGAATTCCTCCGCTAGTTTACCCATATCATCTGTATATCCAATATCATCCCATTTCTCCTTCGGGATTTTACGCTCAATCACATATTGAACTGCTTTATGGTCTTCTGGTAAATCTACAAGATATTGAAAATTGTAAGATTTTGGCCTAATTGCAGTGATCGGATATAGATCTTCCTGCGTAGGCTTTTTAAAGTTACCACGATTTTCTCCTGCACAGAATCTTTCCATCGAATAATCTTTACACAAAGACGGGGAAACGTGCTGCAAGAAATTATATACGCTAAGTCCAGCACCACAGTTATGGCATTTATAAAAAAAGTTATTATTCTTAACAAAGAAATATCCTCTGGCTTTGCCTTTACTTTTTGTAGAATCTCCACAGATTACACAACGACAATTGGCAAGTGTTTCTTTCTTCCATTTAAACTTAGGAAGCATTGAAGAAACTAAATTGATATACTTTTTATCTATGTAAAGAGCCATCACATCTTCCAATCATTAAAATTATTTTGCTTCTTTCTCCCAAAGAAATTATCTGGTCCTTGTGGTTTTGGTTCCGGTAGAGGAACTGATGATTCTGCTGAATACAGTTTCATCTTACCACGATTAATTTTCAACAAGAACTTTTTATTACCAAGACGTTCATTATAACGATTTTTTAGCTGTTTGACTAGAATGTGGCCAGATTGTTCTAACTCATCTGTACTGATCAACGCAAACATAAAATCAGCAGTCATTGGTAGACCGAATGATTCTGATGTGTGAGTAAGTTCAGGATCACTATTTGCAAATCCTTCTCTATTCGTTTGTGTTGCTGTAACCAGTGGTACATTGTATTCAACGGCAAGACCTCTTAATTCCTCAGAGATTGCTTTAATATACTCAAAGGAATTTACTTTACCACCCTTGATTCTTGCAGAAGCGCAGATATTCAAGTAGTCAATGAAAATAATATCTGGCTTGAATTTCTTCTTAAGACTCAACTCATCCAATAGAAATCTGAAATGATTTGAATTAGCCGTGGATGTTGGATATTCCTTGATAATCAATTTACCTCTCACATCAGCACATGAGTTCTTTAGTTTCTTTTCATAAACCGAAAGAGGAAGAGCTTTAAGATCATTGATTGCAACATCAAGAATATTTGCATCTATTCTTTCAGCAATTTTTTCTTCTGACATTTCGCATGTGATGTAAAGAACATTCTTATGCTGCTTTAAGCAAGCAGCAGCAAAATGGCATAAGAACAATGATTTACCAACACCAGTACCAGCCATACAAATCGATAGAGTCTTTGGTACGATACCACCACTTGTAATCTCATTGAATACGTCAAGGTCAAATGGTATCTTTTGCTCTACCTTATGATAAAACTCATATCGCTTTTCATAATCTTCAATATAATCGTGTCCGATATGAGTGTCAAACGATACAGCCAATGCCTTTGACAAGATATCAGGAATGGCAGTAGTTGGTGTTGTATCCTTGCCGTCAATGATATTGATTGAATTCATGATCGCGTTGTAGACTGCTTTTTCTTTACAGAAGTTTTCAGTCTCATTCATGAGCCAATCAATAGAACTCTCTTCATAATCAGAATAGAGTTCATCAACTATTTCAATAGAGTTCTGAAAATCATCTTGAGAGATTGATTTGGTCTTTTCCAGAGAAATATAAAGAACATCCTTAGTTGGTAATGAATTGTATTCGATAATAAACTTATGAATGGAATCGAATACAATATTCTCATTACGATCATGAAAATATTCTTTTTTCAGGAATGGTACAACTTTTCTAGCATATGAATCATTCCTTGCTAGATTCTGAAGTATGATTTTTTCAATGTTCATTTGAACCGTATTTAAACTCTTTCTGTGCTGCCTTTTCCAACTTCTCTAGAACTTCCTTTGTAAAATACTTCTCAGGATTTTCATAGATGTTCTTTTCAAAAGCAGAACTTCCATCTGGTAGTGTAATACGAGTGCTCGTCTTTGTAAATACACCAGATTCAAGAGCAAGGTCAACTAGACCATAGTAACGATCAAGCCCAGTTTCGTAATTAAGTTTAACCGAAACAGTTTTGTTTTCTTTCGTGAAGCGTGATTTATACAACTTACAGTTGATGATATTACCCACAACATCACCTTCGCTATCCTTGTCCTTCTTCTTACTCAGATATACGATTGTTGATGCCGCGTACTTAAGACCAGTACCACCACCCATTTCAGAAGTAGGAACATAAGCACCAACGATGGAGTATGTGTGATTGGTCATGATCATTGGAATCTTTGCCTTTCCAAGCTTAAGAGTTAAGACTCGGAAAGTAGATTTGATAACCTGTGCGCGAGTCATATCACGAACTTCCTTACCTTCAGTAGTATCATTGATTTCCTTTGAAGTAGACAACATACCAAGAGAATCAAGAACAATCATCATTGGCTTCCTGTCAGATTCTTCTTCTGTCAGGTAATCATCTACGATTTTAATTGATTGAAATCTAAATTCTTCGATTGTTGCTACTGGAAATACAGCAACACGCTTCGGATCTACACCACGACTCTTGAACATATCAGATGTTACTGCTTGCTCAGTATCAAAGTAAATCACAACCCCTTCAGGATTATCCTGAAGGAACTTGGATAGAATACCAATAGTAAAGTAAGTTTTACCAGTGGCGGCTTCTCCTGCTAGTGCTACGATCTTATTATTTGCCATACCACCATAAAGTGATCCTGATAGAAGTGCATTTAGCATCATACTACCAGTATCAGTGAAACCAGTAACATCACTTCCATCAAGACCATCATCAACGATAGATGCGAATTTATTACCAGAAGATTTAATCATTTTGCTTAAAAAGTCAGTCATGTTTTACCTCATATAAAAAGTGATTCTAACGTATTTGTTTCTTCATGCTTCCATCCAATGACATTCAAAATAATCATTAGAGGATCCAAGAATGTTTTCTCGAATTGTGTATTATAGTCGATATATCCATCAAGTCCAAATTCTTTCGGTAATTTATTTGTAAATGCAATAACGCAATCATCACCTTTAAATCCACCCATAGGATTTGGTTTTTTGAGATAGATGAATTTGATCTTTTCTCCATCAGAAATCTTAGAATATTTTTTAGTCAGACCAAGTTTCTTTAAATAATGATTGTAGAGTAAAGCACCCTTTACTTGAATAGGAGTTCCTTTTTTGTAGATTTGATCTTTATCTGTATATTCTTTTAGTTTATTTACACTGCGAGGAAATGCAATTTTTGATGGATCTGTAGTAAAAAACTCTTCTCTGAAGTCAGAAACAAATGTAATGAGATCATTTTCCGTCTTATTAAGAATGATGGAAATGCATTCCTTTAGTTTCTTTCTCACAATTTCTGGGGTTGATGATCTTGCAGTTTCAATACCCATTATTTTTTGTTTTGGTTCTGCGTATTTGATACCTTCAGAATCCCATACATTCAACATATACTTTTTCTTTGCAGTCCAGATACCCTTATCGGCTATTACTTCGCGCTCCATGCTAATTCTATTTTCATAGGCATTTAAAGTTTTTGCGAATTTATCAAATTGTTTTTCTATGAAAGGAGTAATAATTTTTACACAAACATTATTAATGTAATTAATAATTTCATCTTTGGTTTTATTAGAACCAAATTTATTGACAATGGCTTCCATATTCAGATATACAGAATCTGTATCTGAATAGATTACATAATCAACTTTCTTTGTACCAACAGCATCATTGAGAAAATCATTAATTTGATTGCCAATATATTGAATAATGAGCTGACCACTTAAAGTGACAGCCTCCGCAAGTTCTGTACTATAAAATCGGAAAAATTCGTTTCCTACAGCACCATAAGCAGAATTCAATTGAATTTTGCGTACTAGTTGGAAATTATGATATTTAGATATATCAAATTCAATTTTATTTTTAAGATTAATCAATTCATCATTACTAAGATTCGATAAATTTTTCATAATGTATTCATTCTATTTATGGAGACTATCCTGATCTTCTTTAATTATTTTTGGGGTTACTTTCTTCACAGAATACTTGTTAGGAAAAACAGTTTGATTTTTTCTCCACTTTTCAGCATCTTCTGATGTTTCCCAAATAGCGATTGTTTTATCTGCTTCTCTAAGCCAATCTTCTGAGTCTATAATAAAAAGCCCATATTTCATGGGCTTATTATATCATATCTCTCCTTTGAAATCAATATTTTTTAGATATTAACATCAATATTGATTTTACCTTTTTTTGATTTGATTTTTTTTGAAACAAGATCATATATCAATTCTAATGATTTCAATCCAATGAATCCCATTATAAATGCAGTTCCATATCTACCATTATTTTGTATTGCCTCTGGCATAAAGTTCAGCGCAATTGGTGTCAAATAATTCGCACAAATCGCTCCTGCTAAAATTGAGGTGATTGCTTTTCCGGGTGTTTGATTTTTTGTACTCAATGCAAGAATCAATGCACCAAAAAATCCTGCTAGTATGAGTCCGAAATCTATTCCGAAGTTTGAATTATTTGACTGATCTTGCATCCATATTTCCTTATAGTAAGTTATACCAAAACATCTTATATAAGGTTGACTAACATATGTATAATTTCTACTGTAATTACCCCAGCCTCATAGCAACAAAGAGCCGTGGGAACCCCAAACACAATAGCACCTACACACTCATCAAAATCCCATGATCTATCTAAATTGATGTTATCTTTTCTTAAATTTGCCATAAATTATGAAAAATGTTAATA